TCCCTAGAAGATGTGCAGGACAAGATTAAGGTTTTAGTACAAAACTATAGAAGCAAGCACGTTGAAGTGTGGTTTGAAAAAGGTGGTAAACTCCTAGATTACAATGGAAATGAAACTAATGAACCAATTAAATTCATACCTAAATGAAAAGGAATATTTTAAAGTTACTTAAATTCATAAATGTAGCTTTTGGTTTTATGACTTGCCTATACTTAATTTCTAAGTCACTAGGAATGTTTGCATTAGTACTTGCTCTTTTTATTACTTACTTAAACATGATTATTGATGGAATACTCAAAGGAACAGATTAAAAGAGCAATTAGGTCTAACGTATTCTGTAAAGGTAAAGGAATAATAGTAGACATGGAGATGGAGGATCACCCAGATGCAGGTGATATTTTATACAATCATTTCTGCGGTATTCCTGAACCAAGACTTAACGAATTACTACAGAATCCTAGATACGTTATTAAATTTGAACTTATAACTAGACACTTAAAACACAACTACAAATGATAAAATATAAATACGAAGAAATCGACTTCTATGTCGATACGGAAACAGGAGAATTAGTAATTGACTACACGGAGAATGTTACTAAGATAGAGAATCACATAGCCATTGAGCTTATTGAGATTATTAGGCAGAAGCTATACCTACACAGAGAACAGAAGGAAAGTGTAATTAAACGATTCTTTAAATGATGGAAGAAACTCAAGTACTGAATCCATTTGGATACCTAACTGCTAGAAAGGTAATCGATGAAAACAAAAAACCTAGTGAGTGGTGGATTGACTACCTAGAGTTTAATGAAGTAGTAGCAGAAAATGAATTTTATGTACTTTTTGATGATGGCCTCCTAGTCAAAAAAGGCAAATCCAAGCTTACTACTTCTCAGTGTATTAAAGGGGAAAAGTTTCAATCATTTAGAAAGATATATGGCAGTATTCCACGAGCAAGTTTATAAAGTCCTTAGCGAGATCACAGAAATGCTTGTTGCTAAGAACGAGAAGTATGGAAACTCAGCTCTGGAGCCGCTTGGTGTATTCAGTCAGTTGTCCGCAAAACAAGGACTACTGGTTCGAATTGATGACAAGCTAAAGCGGATTAAAAACGGTTCTTTAGACAAGGATGACGAAGATGTAATTAATGATCTAATCGGATACCTAGTTTTATTAAAAATTCATGCAAACCAAGAGAGTAATTTTGATGAGCTTGACGGCTCCCACAATTGGAAAAGTGTAAAGGATAAGCAAGACATGATTAAACTCATGAAAGCCAATTTAAAGGATAGCCTATAAAACGGCACTTTTTACAAAAGCTGCCAATTTTGTAAAATATCTTTAACCTTATCGGAAATTATCCGAATTGTTGCCAGTTTGTCTACAGTTGTAACAAATCCATATACTATTTGTTACGATACCTATAGATTAAAATAACTTTTTACTTACTCCAATCTGATGCACTTTCTGTATAGGCTGGTATTGGTATTGAAAGATATATTTATGGTCTACATAGGAAGCAGATGCACCTAGATTTAACACAGAATTGACATTTGCACCTAAATATAATCCTTTGCTCTTTTTTATTATTGTTTCTGTTTTGGTCTCGATAATCGTGTTGGTAACCACGGGCAATTTATAATCGTTTATAGCGGTCATTTTTAGGACTTCTCCGAGTACTTCACCGCTCACGCTTGTACTTCCATGATCGAAAGGAAAGGATGCGTTAAACTGGCTAATTTTAGGCTTAAAATCCATTAGTATCGTATCCCTTAAAACTTCCGTTTTTATCTTTGTTTTAGGAATGTAAACCGTATCGCTGGAGGTGATGTATAGAGTATCAGTCAATCGCTCAATAGTAGTTTTGTAAACCGTTTCGAGTTCCCTTTTTGGGAATACAATAAAAGCTAAAATTACTCCAGCGATAAAAGCTAAAACCGCTATTTTGATGCGCTCATCGTCTAGTAAATCTTTCATCATTCGTAGATATCTATATTTTCATCGTTTAATAAAATGCGTAATTGATCTCGAGTCTGTTTTATCGCATCGTATTGTCCATCCGGTAACTCCTCAAACTTTAACTTGGCTCGCATCCATTGGTCTAACTCCCACAACACAGAGCGCATTTTTGAGCCATTAGTTGCGTTTGCAAACTCGTAATTGTCTTCTGGTAGATTAAACTCTAGTATTGCTTTCATAAATCCATCATTACGTTAAATGGCAATTTGCCATAATCTAAAGTTATACCTACTCCAATAGCTGGCTTTCTTCCAGCCTTAGCGTAAGCCATAGCATAACTGTCTTTGTCAATTCCACAACCAACTTGTTTGCCAAATATTTTAAAGTTTTTACCTACAACAAAGTTAGTATAAGCCTCGGTATGTCGATGACCTTGTACTGTACTAATTAAATCAGCTTTAGCTCTAGCAATTGCTCCTCCTTGCTCTCCGTGTACGTACAAAACATCGTTTAAAATGTACTCTTCGGTAAATTCCCATCCTGGAGTCTCCAAAACTTCTTTATAGCTCTTAATCCACTTTTTAGATATGCCAGCAGAAAAAGCCTTTCTCATTACTAATCGGTCGTGATTTCCAATTATAACAGTTGCCTCTGGAAAAGCATCGCGCCACTTTTTTATTCTTTCTATAGCATAGGTCAATTCATCTAATGCGCTCATACCATCGGGATCTGTCTCGTGATATGATGCATAGTGATTGTCAATGATGTCACCAATAAATACTACCTTTTCAGTTTTATATTTCTGCTTCTGCTCAATACAAAAATCAAGATAATCATCAAGGCAAAAAGGTTCGTGCAAGTCTCCAATTTCTAGTACCCCACCCCCCCTATTTGAATTTCTAATACCACGAATAATTTCCCACTCTTCGCGGTTTAATCTTGGTCTAAATTCTTCCATTAAAGAGCTAAATATGTTGTTTTTCCACTTGTTCTTATCGCCTTTAACTTTTGCTTTCTGTTTTTCCCCTTCACATAAGAAACGTGTACCCAATCTGGGTTAAAGTCTGTGCCAAATTCCCAGATTAGCTGGTCAAAATCCAACTTGTTTTTAATGAAATCAAAAACCATGCGGTTAGTTACCTCTCCGTTGCTCCCGTCCATGTCTATATCAATAGCTTGGCCGGTACAATGCTGAGACGAAGAGCTACCTTTAATAAAAGCGTTTAACTCTTTAGAACGGTAACCGCTAGAAATAAAAATTGGCGTTTTAAAATGCTCTCGTATTGGCTCGAATACTTTATCAGCTAGTAGCTTGAAATTCTCCAAATGCTCGGCGGTTGGCGTGTTGTCAATTCCATGACGTTTGGCCGTATCGCTTCGCGTAATTTCTGCAAGATTAAGGTTAGGACTTATCTTCATTGTTTGGCTTTTTAAATATCTTTTCAGCTGCGGTTATTCCTAAAGCTGCGGCGGATAATGCAGCAACCGAATAAACTAAAGGCTCGTTTTGATTTCTTATTAAAGTATAAGACAAGGCAATTGCGCTGATAACTCCAACAAGTCGTTTGCTAGATGCTTCGCCGCTTTCGCTTAAAAATCCTTTTGCCCAGCTAAAAAATCGTTTCATCGTCCTTGCCCTTTGTAAGTTTTTGGTTTTTGCTCACTCTTAGAATAAGCCTTTTTCGCTTTTCCGTTTCTACGTTTGCCAAAAGAGGTTGGCTTTAGATTTGAGTTACTTCCCTTTTTCATTCTTACGCTGCTCAAATAATGCTTTCTCGTTTTTGATTTTGAATACTAACCAAACGATTGAAAGACAAGAAATAATTACCGTTAGGAAAATATTTACATTCATTAAATCCAGACTTTGGAACACGTTTGCAATGATTGCCGCAACTGTGGAGGGTAAGCCTATTTCGTCTTTTTGGAAAATATTCATTTCATTTAATCGCTTTTCGTTTACCAAAAATAACTCATTTATAGGCAAATAAAAAAGGGCTAAAATTAGCCCTCTAAATTGTCGGTAATGGTTTAATACTACTTTTCTTTTAAAGCCTCGTAAAGCGGCCCTAAAACAAGAACAGTAAAGCCTTTAGCCTTTACCTTGTCCTTAATCAAATCCGCATCGCTTTTGCTTATTTCCATATCGCCCTCAGAGTAGTAAACTTTCTTAGCTAACTCGTAAAGTCGTATCGGGTCGTCTTTCTCCTCGGCTGCAAATAAGGCGTTGCCGACCATCTTAGACAAGTACATAAACTCGCCGTTCTCATTTGTAATTTTGTTGCCTTCAATGTCAGTTAAGGCAATCGCAAGGTTTACAATCATGTTGTTTCGATTAGTGTTAGATTTAATTTTTCGGCAATATAGGAAAAGGCGTAATCGTTTGAGCCGTCCCAAGCTAGGTATTTTTCGCCGTCCATTGTTACGTTTCCTTCGGCTAAAGTCTGACCGATAACCAAAGGATATGCTTCCGTTCCTTCACCGCTTGCGCAAAGTTGGTAGTAAAAGCTGCACGAGGTAGCTAGGTTGTCGTTGATAATGTAGGCGTTTAGTAAGTTTGCCTCTTGGCTTTCGCCGTTTTTCCAGATTGTTACTGCTTCGATTGATTTCATATTTATTAGTTTTTTAAAGTGTCGATTTCTTGTTTTAATTCTTGGATTGCTTTTACTAGTACTGGAATTAATCTATCGTAGTTAATAGATAAAGGCTCACCAATAGGAACTCCAGTAGTTAGGTTTGTCATCTGAGTAGAAAAAAAGACTATTTCAGGTATAATTTTAACCATTTCATCGGCAATAAATCCTAAATCAATAGAATCGTCTCTTTTCCAGTTGTATTTTTTAGCCGACATTTTTAAAACATCATCTAAACCATAGCTTAAATCTTCAATATTCTTTTTTAATAATCTTGAGGATGTATCATAGGTAACTAAACCCGTTGAGGTGTAATTATATTTTAAAGTCGATTGACCAGCTCCGCTTGTAATATTATGCAAATATAAATCTCCATCAACTGTAAGCCTTCCAGAGCCACTTGCGGTTGTTCTGCCCATTACTATTTGACCGCTGGAGGTTATCGTTACTCTTGGAGTGCCAGATGTAGAACCAGCACCCGCCCCAGTCATAAAATTTAAACCATTTGTATCCGCCAACATTGCATAAGTCTGAGTATTCATTTTAAAGAATATTCTTGTACTTGATGCTGAATCAGCTGCATTTTCATCTAACAATATACCGTTTGCACCAGAAGCTTTTACGTTAAATGTGGTAGTATTAGCCGCTCCGTTAATAGTAGCCGTCCCATTCACTTGCAACTTCGCCCCATTATCATTTGTCGTTCCAATCAAGACGTTGCCGCCTGAGGTTATGCGCATTCGTTCAATTGGATTTGCACCATTTGCACGAGTAGAAAATGCAAGGTAACCAGCAAAGTTTCCAGCAGTTCCATTTTCTTTAAATCCTCTAATAGATGTTACTATTCTATTATTACCTACTCCATCGTTAGTGCCAAATTGCAAAGCACCACCAGTATCAATTGCTCCACTAGTTTCTGAACTCTGAATTGTTAATTGCGCTTCAAAAACACTAGTAGGTGATGGGCCAAATACTTCTAACTTACTTGTAGGACTAGCCGTGCCAATCCCAACGTTGCCGCCTGAGGTTATTGTTAATCTTGCGGTTTGGTTAGTTCCAAATTGCAATGCAGTATTAGAAACGGATTGTAATAACGTAGCATTTGCTAAACCTCCAGTCATTAAATTATTACCAGAATTTGCCTCAATTCCATAAGAACCAACGCCAACGGAATTACTTGCTCTATATGCATTTACTGAACCTGTTGTCGCTGCATTACTATTAAAGTTTGCTCCAGAACTGCCAAAAGAAGAGGTCACGCTACTGCTAAAGGTCGCTGCGCCAGCTGGAGAAAATCTTAATATATCCGCATAAGTTGTACCCGTTTGTGTTGTAGATTGTTGAATCTGAAAATCTCCAAATGCAGTCCAATCTTTGATTATACGCCAAGACCTTGATGCCGCATTACTATTGTAGTTAAAATAAACAGCTTCGTTACTTCCACCATTTCCTAATCCAAGAATTAAACTACTTGTTTCTAATGTAAGATTTCCGTTAATTCTAGCCGTCCCACTAACTTGCAGCCTCGCACCGTTGTCTGTGGTTGTGCCGACTAGGAGGTTGCCGCTAGAGGATAGTGTCATCTTTAAGGCATTGCTAATATTCCAATTGTGAGCCGTTGGAGTACCGTTATAAATTGTATTTAACGAATTATCAGTAATTGCAAAACCACTTGTAGGACTAACTATATACAAAGTACTATCAGAGGTTCTATTTAAAAAACCAACTGTTGGGAAACTAGTTGATGCAGTTAAATTAACGCTCCCACCAACCGTAATTGTTGAGCCGTTATCTTGAACAATACTATTTCCAATCGTAGTACTTCCCGTAAACTTTGGCAAGTAGTTAGTTGTGCCAGTTCCAGTTACTGGATTAGTTAATAATGGTTGGTAGCTAGTCGAGTCTAACGAACCATCTCCTTTAACAAACTGAGCAGATGTTCCGCCAAGAACTTGAGACAAACTCTTATTCTCCCATAAGCTTGTTCCGCTTTGGTATTGCAGCAAGTTTTTATCTGCAACGCTTACAATTTTAACCCCTTCGTCCTTATTTATATTGCTACCTAAAGTAGGTCTAACGAAGATAGTTCCAACCGTTTCCGACTTAGTAACAACCGCAGCCACTTGCACAATATTATTTGGTGCAACTGGAATCGCAGTCTGGTAACCGCCCGCACTCGTTGTACTTGCGTAAAGAATATCTCCCTCGTTAAATGAGTTGGTATTTATCCCTCGAACACGTCCAAAGTATAAAACCTTGCCATCTTCTCCGTTTAAAATTTCCTCAGCAGTAACGCCCATAAATCGGCTAGACGGCACAGAGCCGTTTGCAATAAATGGCGCAATTAAAAGCCTTCCAGATGCTCCTAAAGTTCCGTTAAACCTTACCGCTACACCTTTCGCAATCGTGCTGCCAGTTTGATTTTTGACTGGATAAAACAAATCCTCGCCAATCTTCATCGTGTAGCCGTTCAATACAATGTCGACAGTCTCATCGTCCGCATCCCAGAAAATAGTTCCTTGATCAGTTGGAGTATTTGTTGGAGTAGTATCTAACGTAATAAATCCAGCTTCAACACCATACTCTCCAAGCTCTACATTTGCAGTCGCTCCAGAATAAGGCACATAATTATTAGTGCCTGGAGGATTAACTGGATCTTGTCCCTCAGAAACAATAAAGCCAGGAGATGATGGTTTACTGCCATCTCTTACAACACTTGCTCGAAATTTGTTAATATCTACGTCTGCCATTTATGTCGTTGGTTCAATTCCTAAATCGTAAAGTTCAATCTGTGCCGTTCCCGTTCTGCAATTTAGCTGATAACTTACCAATGCCCAATATCGTCCGTTAAACAAAAACGATCTCCACGGCTCAATCTCTCTTCTTTCCAAAGTTGCTAAAACTCTGTAATTAGTTCGCCCTTTTAAGTTAGCCAACTCTTGCACAATTATATCCAACAAAGGTAAAGCTTCTACTCCATCTCTGCTCCACTCTTCAGTAACTGGATTGCCAGCAGTAAGCAACTGCATAGCCGATGCTGAGTTACTCGTAATTGCATCTCCAATGTAGGTATTGTAATCTGGATGTATGTTGGCATAAGGAGATCCGGTAAGTGCCTTTACTCCTAACTTAGAAAGCGATAATCCAGCAGTTTTTTCAATCTTTAGCGAAATGTTATCGTATCGGATACTATATCTGTTTGCCGTTCCGCCGTTGCAAATCAGCTGATAAAGTCTAATCTCCACCTCGCCATCTACTGGAACAATTACGTTATTAATTGCAATGCTATTCCAAACGCTACCAGTAGTTACCGCAAACTGCATTACTGTAACAGTAGGAGTCCAAGCAAATGTCGTAGATGTATCTCTAAATAAATACTGATTCCCAACCTTTAGCATCAACCCAACTGAATGAGTTCCACCTGGTGGAGAAACTGCAAAAGCTGGTGCGATTCTTTCCACCATATACTCAAAAGTTAGAGAAATAGTGTTAGCATTTTCTTGAGCGATTGTAATTGCCCCTCCGGTACTATTCGTATTAGCAAATATGTAGCTAATATTAGGATCACTTACTCCAGCCGTTGTGGTAGTTGACCAAATTTGTACATATTCTCCGCTAGAATCTGAGACGTACTGCACAAGAGCTGGATTATTACTTGGTTGTCCAAATGGTTGCAAACTAGGAATTGCCTTGTGATAACCCCAAAGCAAAAGCTGGTAAGTATTTGGATAAGGAGATGAAACGCTATTTAAATTCCATTCAGTACTTAGAAACTTGGCATCGAAAACTCCGCCTTGCGAATCTCTATCTAAAACTCCAAGATTTAGGAAAGCGTTAAACTCTGTAAATACTCTTCTAGCAGTCTCCTCTGGTCGGTTGATATCCGCATTTATATCGTCTCCATTTACAATGGTTTCGCTCAATAAAAGAGACTGATTTGGATCAAAGGTAAAGGCCTGATAAGTTAATTGGTTGTACTCATTTAGGCGGATAACGTAAAAGGTATCTTTCCACAAGAAAACTCTTGCTAAGAAAGGATTTACCATCCGCTCAATTGTTTCCTTTAAATACAACTGCTCATTTTCTATCCTTACTCCGTTGGTAAATTTAGCACTTTCACCATCGGTAAAAATAGCGTTTGGAGGGACGTTAAATTGTCTGAATGGCGAAATACTATCGTCCATCCTTGTCTCGTGGATGTTAACACCTACAAAAGTATTTCTCTTGTCCACAAAGCTCTGATTTAAAGCTCCAACAATTGCGGAAAGAGCTTCAGTTCGTGGATCTGGCCACGTTGCAAAATCTGATCTAATTGAGTCCAATCCTTTTAAGCCATCAATTGCAGTAAATTCAAATAGCTTATTACCGCTAGAATATGGACTAGTAATAAAATCAGGCGCAATAAAGCCAGTAAAGAAAGTTATTAACGATGTAAAATTACAGACAATTGAGCTGCTATTTTGAGATCCACCAACAAATAAATTATTGCCAAAAGCAAAAGTATAAAATCCATCATTATCTAAAATATTTGGCAAGTTTAACCAGGTAATAGCATCGCTTGAATAATACAGATTGTTAATATTAGTTCGAACGCCAACAAAATATCCATTACCATACGCTAAACCTTGGAAAGCAAATCCACCACTAGAGAAAGACCAGTTTATACCATCTGAGCTATATGCTGATCCGTTTGTAAATTTACCATCTGCAAAAATTAAATTAGCTGATCCAAAACCACTACTAGCAACTGTATTCCAAGTAATTCCATCATAAGAATAGGATGCAAGATTAGTTGATGCTCCAATTGTATTTGCTACGGCAACCCATAAACCATTACCATAAGCGACTCCAGTATAATTTCTTGAAATAATAGTAGTTGATGTCCAAGTAATTCCATCACTAGAATACATTACTAAATCAGTATCTCCAGAGTTTTCATAGTTTGCCACCGCAACGTAAAGTCCATTTCCAAACCTTACTCTCTCCCATCTTTGATTAGAGGCTACCGTTCTACTAGTCCAAGTTATTCCATCTGGAGAGGTAAATGCATGACCGACAGTTGTACCAACAATTGACCATCCAACCGCAACAAATTGACCATTTCCAAAAGTTACATCGTTAAAAGCTTGTCCAAAAGGTAAGGTTGCCGTATTTGTCCAAGTTATTCCATCAAGTGAGGTGTAAGATTTTGTTAAATCAACCGCAACAAATTTTCCATTACCAAAGGCAATACTTCTAAAATTTAAAGTAAATCCTACTTGGTATAAATTAAAATCTGTAATGTCATTATTTGGACTTACCTGAGATAAAACTACTTTCCAAGTACGGTTACCTCCAACTAGGAACTCGTTGAAATCTCCAGTCTCTCCAGCGATTGTAAAATCCACAGAAGAGCCTATAATTGTCTCTATGGGATCGTTTCCAGTATTACCCCAGTTGTAAGTTATGTCGTTAATTTGGAGAGGCGTAACGGCTCCAGAATAGCCTTGTTTTTGTATCTGCAAATCCCAAGCATTACCGCCGTAATTCGTAGCATACCCCCCCTGATATTTCAATCCGTAATCGTTTACTGGTACGTTTTGACCAGTTAACACAACATACATTTTTGTATCTTCAGCTGGCATCGTAAAATTAAACGAAAGCGAAGAGGATAAGAAAGTATTTCCTGGATTGGTGTACCACAATGCAGTATGAAATCCAGAGCTTGGAACAACTTCAATGGTAAGAATATCTCCTTCAGTATAAAATTGAACAGGAGCAACTCCATTTACTGTAATTGTTCCAAGTCCTTCTCGTACTGCTGCTTGAAATCTGTAGTCTGCCATTATCCTTTATTTATCTTGTTATTAGCTTGTGAGAATACATAAACCAAGTCTTGGCCACGAACTACTAACTCTCCGTTTAAGTCTCTATTCTGCTGAAATAAACCACCTTGTCCACCTCCTGCAAAAGAAGTTCCAGCAGCAGCAGAACCTCCACCAGCACCTGCTCCTCCGCCTCCACCTCCACCACCTGGGCCTTTCTTACCTATACTTCCAATTGCTCCAGCGATTGCAGTTAAGGCAATACCAGCCGCAATGGCTAAAGGAGCGGCAATAATTGCAGTAGCTGGATTTGCTAGAGCAGCACTTACCTTTCCAAATGCTGAAGCTGCAACACCATAAGCAATTAACTGCTGTCCAAATTGACCTAAGAATCTTCCAAATGATTTTAGTAAAGATCCACCAATGGCTGTTAAAAGATTACCTCCAGTCGCTAAAGTTTCTCCAATTGTGTAACCTAAATCAACAAAAGCATCTGTAACATTGCCTTTTATCAGGTCATTTGTAGCCTTTGCGAAATTTGCAATTCTTTCTTGCAAGCTTGGTAATTTATCAAGTTGAAATGCTACATCATCAAGAAATATCTGAAAAGGAGCTTTACCAGCTTTTTCATCCTCAAAACCTTCAATTGTTGTTTTTATTTTAATTTCTTTTCCTTCAAGTCCTTTTATTCTTTCGCCAAACTCTAAGGCATTTTGAGATGTTTTGGTAATTTCTTTATTTGCTTCAAAAGAAGCTTTTTCAAGCTGATAAACTGAAAATGTATATTGATCCCATGCATTATCACCAGTTATAATTGGTTCAAATGGTTGTTTGCTTGTTTTTAATACTTTTATAATTTGTTTTTCGTACTCTTCAGAGCTAACTGTTAATTTCTCCTGTAACTCCCTCGCAGTTTCTTGTCCTAAATTAAAATCATCCCAAGTTTGAGAATATTTTTCTAATGCAGTCTGTCCTTTTACTTTCTCAGTTTTAGTGTTAAAAAAATCTAATTGTTCAGTTGCTATTTTTACTTTACCTTGAAGATTATTATATGATTGAACTGAATCCCTAATATTTGGATCTAATTTCTCAAATGCAGCTTGATTATTATTTAATGAAGCAACAAATTCTAATACTTGTTTTCTATTGAAACCTAATTGGTTTCCAAGTTTTTGTATCTGAACTCCAGCTAATTCTTCAAATGTTTTCTTTATTGCTGATAATTGATCAGGATTTAATTTTTCAAATGCTTCTTGCGTAGCTTTTCCAAAATCCCTAAAAATATTTGTCGTTTCACCTGTTGACCTATTTAATAAAATCTGGTCTTCTACAATTTTACCAACAAATTCTAATGTACCTAAAGTTGTAGCAGTTTTTTCAATTTGGTTGCTTAGTTCTTTAAAAGCTTCACTTGTTTTATCAGTAATACTTTCAGCTTTTGTAGCATTTTTTTCGTAATAAGTCCACGCCGCAGTTATAGCTGATACAGCTAAAACTAAAAGATTTCCTGAGCTAAAAATTGCACCAAATGCTGTTTTTAGTTTTGACAGATTTGAATCTCCAGCATTACCTAAACTTGAAAATGATTGGGCCAATTGTTGTATGTTGTTACCAACACCAATTATACCAAATGGAGCATCTTGAATTACTCTAGCAAAGTCAATACCTATACCATTATATCGGCTAGTAGCTTTTCCTAATTGCTCAACTTTAGGGGCGGTAGTTTGAGCTGCTTTTCCTAATTTATCAAGTTGCGATGTGGCTGTGTTAACTCCACTTGCTACGCCAGCAACATTTACTGCAAAGTCAACTTCTATTCTTGGATTTGACATTTCTTTCTAGTTTACTTGCAATTTCCAACAATTTCTTTGCTTTAGCAAAGTCTTCATGAGTTGACTCCAATGGTTTAACAATATTATCCCAAGGCAAAGGCCAAATTTTAGATGGAATTAAATTTGCTCCTTTCTTTAAATGAGGTTGCAATCCAATTAAAGCGTGTACTCTAAGACTTTCTACTAGATCTTTATAATCAATCTCGTGCCCTTTAAGCAAAGCGTTAATCTCTTTTATGTTTAAAGAAAAAAGCTGCTCATAGGGCACTTTAGTACGTCCTACAAGCAGCATCAAATATTCGCGAGCAGTTGTCTGCTCTTCCTCACTTACCTTTTTTTTTCTTCAGTAGGATTGCCAATGCCAAGTTCCAATAAAAGGTCAGCTAAAACTTCATTGAAAAGTTTCATTACTTCTCTACCATCAATCCAAATTTTTAATTCGTTAATTTCTACTGGCTGAGTTGATTTGCGAATACAAGCAACTTTGTGGCATTCATGTAATAAAGCATAAATATCATCTAGTTTAGGTATTGATTTTCCGCTAAATGCTTGTGCAATTCCTTGCCCTGTAAAATCCTCAAAGTTCGCCAAAGCGCCCAAATTTGGATAAAAGAAAATCTCCCCTTCTTTAAAAGGAGCTGAATGGTACTTAGCCATATATTTTGTTTAGGTTGGTATTACGCTGATAACTGGTGCTCCAGCAAAGTCGAAAGTACCAGAGAATGAAACTTGAGAGTTTCTTTCAGCTGTAATCTCAACAGAGTTTAACTGAGCGTCCACAGTAATGATTTTGTCACCTGATTCAGTACCTCCAAAAACCAATTCAAATACTTTACCGATGTCTTCCATCAAGTCAAAAGCTGAAAGGTTAGATACTCCAGTAGATGCAAAATCTAGGTCTCCAGAGAAAGAGAAAGATCCTGATTTGTCTCCACCTTCAAGTCTTACTCCATAATCGCCCGTGCAATCGTTTCTAACTGTTACGGATTCATTTGAAATAGAAACAGAAGCGGAAGTTTTGCAAACGACTGGAAGAGAATTCCACTCGAATGTAAAGAAGTTGCCTAATTGATATGTTGCCATTGCTTATTCGTTTTAACAAATATACATAAAATTTTAATTATCAAGATACGAAGAAAATATCTAAGGTATAGGATAATATTTTTTGGTAAGCTATTTGACTAGATCCTTGCTCAATTTGAACTCGAGAAAAGTTTTTGCGGATGTTAATAGCTTGTAAATCGATTGGCAAAACAATATCGGTCAAATTCATTTTTTGCTGAATAGCATTTGAAATATTCTCAGATAATTTCTTGCCTCCACTACCTTGTGGAAACTTTGTTATAATGCTTATCTGAAAAGTTGCGTTCTGCCTAATTGTGCAATCATTGTTAGTTGTTTCCGTTTCATTCTGATCGGTAATTAAAACATATGCAGCTGAATTCTGATAATTAGCAGGATTAATTGTAGGCGGTAACTCGGAATCATAAACTGGCAAAGTAACTCCGCTAAGAGTTAAAGGCGAAATTGCGTTTATTATAGCAACGCGTATATCAGTAGCTATATCTCTCATTTTAAAACCTTATTTATTTCACTTACCATTTCAGTTACTAAATTATCTGTATTCCTAAAAAATGCTGGCATTAAGTAAGGTTGACCAATAATACGGCCTTGACCATTTCTGTAATATGTTCTAGCAAGAGTTCTAACCTCTTGAGAATATTGTGGATTTGATAAAATTTCTCTAGCACTTAAACCAGTACCAAATTCCATCCAGGCCTCAAATTGTTCACCAGTACTTGGGACATCCAAACCGACTTTCCAGAGTAATCCATTGTTAAAAGATTTTTTATCAATTTTTTGCTTAATATTTAACGGAATTCCTTCCCATTGACTTGGAGCGGATGCAATTGCTTGTCTTTCTACATCTGATGCTGTATTAGCTAAAACATCCTTCACAGCTTCAATCATTGCATTTTCTTTTTGTTTGACATAAGCCAAAGCCTCATCTAATCCTTTAAAAGTTACTGCCATTATACTCCTACCATTTGAATTATGTATTCTTTGTGCATTCTCTGATCGTCTAGTTGAACACCAATAATTTTGTAATATCGGTTGCGATAATATATCTGGTAATTCTCGCTCGGGATAAAAGAAACTCGATACTGAATTGCTACAGTATATGTGTTTGGTAATACCATTTCTCCAGATTCATTGTCACTCTTCCCATTTGTTTGCTTTACGGATGCAAAGGTTGACAAAGAAGTTCCTGGAGATACCTGAGTTCCTCCAGCTCCATCTGCTAATGGAGAAAAAGTTACAAACTCAACCTTCTGGTCGTATTTTCCAAAATTTATCATACAAATAGATCCGCTCTATATTTTAACTCAGTTGAAATACTAGCTTTCTGAGCATATTGCTCCTGAACACTAATCATATTTTGTCTAAATGCGAAATCCGTAGCAATCCTTTTCAACATCGCAACGTGCAAGTCTTGAGGTAATGGATTTGAGTTATTAAATCCAGCAGTATAGGTGTAATTCTCTACCTCTGTTTCGTCAGTAGTTACATCCGCCACCCAAGGGCCGATTGGATATATTCTTTGACCCGATTTATTATTTGTAATAACCACATTTCTTTCAACATAAAGCATTCCGGAGGCTTTCTCAGATTCATTTCTAGCCGCAGGTATTAATTCGTTTGTTAGTAAGGTATCCCAGTCAGAGAAATCAATTTGAAGCCAAGCTTTTGCCTCAGCTAATGTAATCGGCTCCGTTGCAACCGTGGAGCTATATCTGATATCTAAAGGTCTAATTACGCTCATTTCTTTTCAAAGTCTTGTTTGTCCACTTTAATCCATACAGCCAATCCTTTATCAACCAAATAAGTATCATAGGTCTTGCCTACGCTTAAAATTTCGCCTTTTCGGAATGGCTCGAGATCAACCAATAATTTTATCATAAAGATACTATTTATTTCATTAAATGTTTTTTATCATTCCAAGGCTCAACATCTTGCCAAAGTCGGTAACCGTGAAAAACGTAAAGCGATTTAATCAATCCAATTTTTAATCCTAGCTCCTTTACTCGCATCGAAAACAGAGAATCAAAAGCTAGGCTATTCTCAACAAATTTAATTTTTTTCCAGGTCTTGTACTGAAAAGCCATAAAGAAGCCAGCAATATATTCTTTAATCTCCTGGATGCCTTCGCCTTGGTAAGTTAAAGCTATTTCGTAATGCCTTCTCACGTCTAACTCGTAGTTAAATTCATTATTGTGCAGTTGATGTTTAGATCTAAGTCGATTGGTGTAACATCCAACCAATCCAAATTTATTTCCATCTAAAGCCAAGGCATCGTAAATGCGCTTTCCCCAGTCTCCAGTTAGATACAATATATCGCCATCTTGCATTATTATCCAATCCTCATCGTTTGCGTTTAGGCTGCTCAAATAATCATTATAGGCTTTACCTATATTTTTATTTAAGTCGAAAGGATTCGAGTAAAATATCTTTAAAGGTTCATCCATGTTCTTTCCTCATAAAAGTTTAGATTCTTATCTGAATAAGGGTAAACAAAATTACACTCACTTTTATTTGCAATTATAGCTGGGAATCTTTCCGTCAAATATCGATTCATCTCGTAATTGCCTAATCTGGCTTTTACTTTCTCTGTATTAAACCAATAGAAAGATCCTGAGTAATGGAAATCTTGCGGAACGTAAGGAGGGCAAGGCAATAGCTTACCACAGATGCCAGAGAATAGCTTAGTAGATAAATCTGGAATCGTTTCCAGGTTGCGTTTATAACTCTTCTCAATCCAAATGTCCAATCCACTCCAAATAGGTCTAGAAACTCCTTTACAATGGGCATAAAAGGTAATTCCATCCTTAACTCTGCTAATAGAATCGATAAAATGCACCGACTCACCTAGTCTCGGATTATTCTCTACAATCTCAATTTCGCAGTCGCTTGGTAGGAGCGATTTTAAAGGCTCTAGGAACGTTTTTCCATCTACGGCAACCTTGACTACCTTTTTACCATTAAAGACGCTCCAGTACTTGTTTAATAGCCTTAAATTAAGTCTGTGGTAATGCGTTAGCTTTCCGCCGTAGTAAATAAAGTAAATTAGATTTTTTGGAACGTCAATGCCCATAAAGTAGGAGTTTTTGGTTTCTCAATCATCTTATAGCCAAAGCTTCTAAACATTGACATCCATTGAGTCTCGCTTTTAATATTTATATGTCCCCAATCAGAATCAAATGCCGTTTTCTCTGGAGTTGAAGAAAACACGATAATTCTTGGTTTAACAATCTCCAAAGCTTTACTAATCTCTTGGTCGGTCATATGCTCGGCAACCTCAATCCAAAGCATTAGATCCGCTTGCCTTGGCTTCTGGTAAACCTTCAACAAAGGGTAATTCTCCTTGCAGTAATCTCGATGCGATTTAAATACGTCTTGACCTATAATGTTAAATCCTTCCAATCTTAGAACCTCTGAGTAAACACCAGTTCCACATCCGTAATCCAAAATGCTTTCCGGTTTAAACTTCTTGCAGTAATCAGCTACTTTTTTAGCTAATGCCACAAAATCTGTATTATCCATCGTTAGCTGAAAGTCATTTATTTCAGCTTCCAAAAATTCTTTTTCAGTTAAATTCATATTTC